TACTACAGATATGAGGAATGTCAATTACAAAGTGTGAATAAAGTACATTATAGTTGATATGCCAATTATGCAAACCGCAGTAATAATGGCAATACCCATAATGGCAATTCTATGTTGCCTTTGGCGTTCTCGGATTGTTGCCGAAGTTTCTTTTTTCTTGTAAATGTTTCTAAATGGCTTGGTCATCTTTAATCGTTTCCTTTTGAATAAACAAACCCATCAAACAACACACAATAGTTGATAATATCAACAATGGCATCGTGGTATGATTCGTTGTCTACTTTAAGTTCTCCTGCCGATGCGAAAGTAGAAAGGCGGGAAAGTTTGTCGCAGAGCCGCACCAAGAATCCTTGTTCTGTGGTACAGATTCCCATATCTTCCGACCTAGTAAAGTTAGCAAATGGAGATTCACCACCCTGCCCCGCATAGTCATGATTTTTCTTTTCCATTAATCCAAGTGCCTCTTTACAGATGGCCTTGTGGTGTCTAAATAGTTCTTCACGATTCACTTAATTCTCCTTGTTTTATATTTTTAAACAGTGGCAAAGAATCATATAAATCAAAAAATTCTCCATACTTTCTTTCTAAACCGTCTATAAGTTTTTGTTCTAAATCTTTCCAACTGCTATTTCTTTTTATGAAATTAAATGGTATTCTAGGATTTTGTATGATTTGCCAATATTTTGTTAACGGGTCTATACCGTTTTCAGAAAGAGATTCATATTTCATTACCATTAATTCATAATTTCTTTTATCATAGTCTACCCAATTAGAAAAATGTTGTTTCAAAAAGAAAGGGTCATAATCATCTTCTAAAAAAGTTTCAAGATTACAATGACCTGTATCTATTTCATTATTTTCAAAATATTTAAAATCGCCTCCTAAATGTCTTGTATGATGATATAAAAATCTGCCAGCAAATGGTCCTCTTGTAAGGACTTGGCCAGCATCTCTTCGAAAATAAGATAATACTGTATCGTATGGATTTGCTAATAAATATACCACTTTTGAATTTTTAGGGGCAACGGTTGGGTTGTTTGTGTGCGTGTTCCATCCTTGAAGTTGCGGCGCCGATGGATGATTGACGGTCAATACACCAAATTCGTGAACTAAATGAGTAAATCCTGGAATATCTCTGTTATATTCGCCCTTTAAACAATCTTCTACAGCATGTGTTCCGCAAGAACCTTGAGTTATTAATATCTTATGCATTATTCTGTTCCTGTGCTTCCAAACCCACCACGCCTATTAGTAATTTGTTCAGGTTTTTGTAATGTTTCGTCTATATCACAATATAAAGTTTCTGTGATTTCGCCTTGGGCGATTCTTTCGTGGTCGACTACTATCACGGCGTCTGCACTTGCATTATATAACATAACAAAAGTTTCATGGTAGTAATCAGAATCTATAATTCCTTCACCGTTTGGCATTACTAAACCTTTCTTTAGTGATGTGCTTGAACGAGGATGTAATCTTAAAGAATATCCAAATGGAATTTTAAAAATAATACCTGTTGGGATTAATACTCTATCCGCAGGTTCAATGCGAAGGCAAAGTTTTGGATTATGTTCAACATCATAATACTCTGGTTTTCGTTTTGTTTTTTTGTTACTCATATCATAGACAGTAATTGGTATATCTGGTTTAAGATATGCAAATATATCAAAACAGGCAGAACCTATTGTGGCGGCCATTGGTAGTGTAACATCTTCGTGTAATCGGTAGCAATCTAAAATCATAATAAATCCTTAATTTGTGTCATCTTGTGTGTTGGTTTCCATACCATGACGGTTTCGCAATATGGCGAATATTTTTTGGTTGTTATGTTCCACCATTCGTCTTGGGATACTCTATCTTGGTCGTGGTCAATCCACGAATCTAACCAAGCAAAGTCGAAATTCATCGTTGGTTTCCATGTATCTGCATCAGCATGTATAAGTTCAAATCTGTCATCTTTCTTACAGTGCGGCCAAACCAAATCAATTACCTCTTGATGTTTTTCAACAATAACAACCTTTTTAATCTCTGGAATAGTAATTAATACTTCATTAATAAAACCTATTCCTAACCCACATATTAACACATTTCCGTGTAATTGCAAGGAAAAAAATGGAATATGTTCGTTATATTCTGAAGGTCGGTCGGACATGATTGATATATCACCATAAATCAACTCTGTTTCGATACCATAATCTTTTTTTGATTTTTGAATTCTAAACTCGCCAATTTCATTTTCTGGCAAGTTTACTTCTATTCTATTTTCCATAACAAATCTTTCACTAAAATATAGATGTGGTTTCCGTCTTCACAAATTTGTGTATGCCGGGGTCATCCGATGTAGAACCAAACACTTTAAACGGTGTGGGCATTCCAAGTCCGTGTCCTTCATAATCACTACCAGTAGTAAAGTCGGGATGGTTGGCCGCAGATGGGTCTAAAAAGTTTGGATTGTGTGCGCTCGCGCCAGGAGTGTACATGAATAGTGAGGTATCGGCAATAGAATCGTAATCAAAATCTCCGCCAGTATTTCCAAAAAATGTACTGTTCCAAACTTTTCCAGTTGGAGTCGATTGGTAATTAATACCAACTGCATCATTATTAGAGAATATACAATTTATCACATCTCCGTGTCTATTTATCCCTGCCATTGCAAGTCCATCGCCTGCGTTTTCATGGAACACACAATCTGCCATCAATGCGCCACTGTTGTTCCACCTACACCCATCATTACCATTGTTTGCAAATACACACCCAATAACATTTTCAAAATATCCAAAATATCCTCCATCAGAACCATTATGGTCAAACAAACATTTATAAAATGTACCATATGAGGCATAAGATGTGTGTTGTCTATATCCCATTGCACCGTTGTTGTCAAATCTGCAATGGGACATAGTATTATGTTGGGCCCCTGTATCATCGGCAGAATCTCCATAAACAGAGTTGTATCCATCATCTACCGCTTGAGAAAATCTACAATTAATAATATGCAGATTGTGGTTATTTGATACATGGTAAACACACCAATATGCGGAGTCTTGTCCATCAAAATGAAGGTTTGCCAATTTTAATCTATCGCAGGTGTCAACATTAATTTGGAACATTGCCGCTGTTGTGCCTGACAAGTTTCTTCCGTCAATTACTACTTGTGTTCCATCAACACCGCCAGTTGTGTTTGAACCAGTTATTAGTGGTTCGTGAAACTGCGACCAGTTGGGCACTAATTGTACGGCAGTTTGGTGCGCGCCGCCCAATTGATAATATGTGCTGTCATCAGTTGTTTGCATTATGCGAAATTCGTTGGGGTTGTCGCCAGCGGTGCTGCCTGCAATTTGGTCTAATGCATATTGAATAGTTTTCCATGCACCTGTAGAACCAAAATGGTTTGCAGTTCCACTATTACCATCATTACCACTACATCCATGAATGTAATAGACAGTAACATTTGCTCCGCTTGTATATCCTCCACCCATTATGGCACCTTCCTAATCTTTATTGATAGACTACAATTTGTTATAGTTGCAACATCATCAACTTCAAATTCTATAATATTACCTGCATCAAATGTTGTCTTTGTCCAGTTAATGGAAGTATCTTGCTGTTTGATTTCTCCATCAAGTTGTGGCAGGCTCGGACCACCTACACTTGCAGTGGTTGGCCAGTTTGCATAGGTACACCAATTTATATCCCATTCAATTGAACCACTATCGGATGATGTCACTGTCCATTCTATAACTTCACAATCATATGGAAGAATTCTGTGTCCCTTTTTTCCTGTTGTTAATACTTGACTTCCGTTGTTTACACTAATTCCTATAATTTCTTCAGATGGTCCTGTGTTTCCTGTAACACCTTGAATTCCCTGTGAACCTGCGGCGCCGTCTGAGCCAGTTGCACCTGTTGCACCTGTTGCACCAACAGGACCTGATGTTAATGTTCCCATTGTAGTACCGTCTGGAAAACTTATATAATTTCCAGAGCCTACTATGTTTACATTACTGCCGAATGTTGCACCACCATCACAAGACAATCCAGTAACTGCAAAATTATCTTTGACATATCCTCTAGTATATTCTAGAGTAGTGCCTGGGGCATTAACAATTAAAATATCGCCGCTAACTCCTAATGTTCCTCCAGTTCCTTCACCAAATCCCAACGCTGCCCGACCTATGGAAGGGTTAGATGAAACCCATTGAGCCGAGGTGGAGTCATATACTAAAATATGATTTTTGGATGGTGTACCGATTGCTTCGAATGGACCAGTAGGGCCTGTTGCACCTCTTGGACCAGTATTACCTGTCGTGCCCATTGGCCCGGCATCACCTCCAGGTCCTACACCTTTAGGTTGATTAATATAAACATTACTTGAAGGAGTAGTTGTAGATTGTACAATAACTTGAACAATGTTATCTTGAACTATTACTTTGTTTGGCGTCTTATTATCATTTACTACTATTTTAAAACTCATTTGGTAACTTCCGCGTCGACCTCAAATCTTCCTTTTAGGATTCTATCTACGGTAGAACCAGAGACTAATTCAATATCATATACATGATTTCCTGCTGGTGCATTTTTCATACTTGCGAAGTCAACAGATATATAAATTCCTCCAGTATGGCCAATGCCACCTGTAGAACTTGTATTTAATTGAATTCCACCTGTACCCAAAATACCTGCCGCGGCAGTTGACCCCACAGTAAACTCACCAGTAGGACCGCCGCCAGTCATATTCATACCGCCGGCCGTACCAGTAAGATACATTATTGCTTGTTTATCATTTATAGACCTTCTAACTTGCATATGACCTGTATAAGATGCCAAGTCTATTGCATTGTTATTGGAATCTTTATAAGTCAATGAAAGATTAAATGTCGTTCCTTGTTCTGAAAAAATGTCATATTCACCTGCTGGCATATAGTATCTCCTATTTATCTATATTTAGGAAAATATGTATCTTCCTATTTGGTTTTTTGTTTTTTTCGTTTTTTATAGGTCTTTTTCTTCTTAGGAGGCATATTAGCAATTCCTGCCTTTTCTGCATTTTCCATTTCTTTCTTTTTCTGTTCAAATTTTGCGAATTCTTCTTTTTGACCCCTGAGTGCTTCATTATAATGTTTAACATTATCTTTTATTCTCGGAACATGTTCTTCTGGTAATTTACCTTCTCGTAATAATATATTACAGGCGGCCAATCCTTCTTCAAATTTATGAACATAATAGGAACATGCCGCTACTTCGTCCAATAGTCCCCAATCCCAAATATCGTGTGCAATGAATAAAATGTCTTGTTCTGGAAATATAGTATCTAATCCCGCTTTTGCAAATAAATATCCTAGCCGCGGATTTCCGTTTTGTCTGTATAATCTGGCAAGTTGCCATAAAGGTTCTGCTCGTATAGGTCTATATGTCCATGCTTGCAAGAATGCATCCATGCATTCGTGCCATGGTTTTTCTAATATACAATTGCAAATTCCTACTCTATACATTGAATAGAAAACTTCTTCTTCCCATCCTGCCATTGATGCTCGTTTTATATACCATTCTTTTGCTGGTTCGTACTCACCCGCATCAAAATAACTTTGTGCTAGATAAAAGACATATCTAGAATTATCTGGCTGATAGAATGGAGAATTTTTATTAGTGAGAGCGTCAAGAAGTTGTTCGGCATCCTTTAAATATTTTTCTTGTGGGGTGATATCAATATTTCTACCACCTTCTGTTCGTGCTTCGATGTGATAATCACCAGTTAACCTAGATGCTTGAAAGGGTGCCTTTTCACAAGCCGCGTATTCGTGTAATACGCCTTCATATCGCCAGTTAGCATCAAGTCGAAAGATGTGATTTCTATACCATGTAAAATCTCCTCTTTTAATTCTTAAAGTGTAGGCATCTGCTACAAGGGTGTTGGGGAAATCTGGTTTTCCTTCAAGACTGTCATCTGCATCAATCATCCATGCATATTCCATTTTTCCTTTAGCGCATTCTAATGCTTTAGTTCTTGATGGGCCAAATCCTTCCCATTCAATATCAATAATTTCACCAGGAATTTTCTTTTTATCAAAGAAAGATTGGATGATTTCTTTTGTTTTATCGGTAGAACCAGTGTCGCATATTACCCAATAATCAATATGTGGGTATATAGATTCTAAACATCGTTCAATACAATGTTCTTCATCTTTTACAATCATACACAATCCAAGGTTTGGTAGTTTAGTTTCACTCATTTTATATTCCTTTAACTGTTTGTTATCTCGTTCACTAATGTAGATATAATAGTAATATCACTTTCTGATAATGAGTGGTGGTTTGGTATATACAATCCATAATCATTTACTATATCTGCATTTTTTAATTTAGTTTCGCCATATTTTCTTTTCCAAAATGGCTGCTGGCCTATAGACCCACACACCAATGGTCTACATTCTACATTATTTTGAATCAATTTGCAAACTAATTCTTCTTTTTTTGGTGTTATTATTGGATATGCGAAATTTGAAATGTTTTTATCTATAACACTCGGCTTCCAAAAATCGTTTTTAATTGAATTTTGATAAAGTATAAAATTATCTTTTCTGTGTTCAATTATATTATTTAATTTGTTTATTTGTGACAATCCTATTCTTGCTTGTAGGTCTGTTGCTCTTAAATTATAACCTTCCCAATAAAATGTATATAATGACTGAAACTCATCAACATTATATTTTTTCCGTAGTTTTTTTTGTGTTTTGGGAGATAAATCTCTATCCCATCCATGGCTTCGTATAGACTTTAAAATGTTTGCCAATTCATCGTCATCAGTACAAATCATACCTCCCTCTATTGTTGACATATGATGTCCAAAGTAAAAAGAAAAAGAACTACACAAACCAAAAGTTCCTGTCATTTTACCTTCATATACAGAACCTACACTTTCACAACTGTCTTCAATTAATATCACATTGTATTTTTTACACAATGACATAATTTCTTTTACATCACAAGGAAATCCTAAAACATGAACGATAATAAGAACTGATGGGTTGTGCTTTTTGAACAGTTTTTCTAAATGCGAAATGTCAACTCCCAAATTTTCTAAATTACAGTCACATAAAATTGGCTCGAAACCACACTGGATGACTGGAGTTACTGTAGTTGCCCACGATACAGCAGGGACAATAATTTTATTGTTTTTTAATTTTTTTGATTGCTTTAGTGCAGATATAATTCCAAGATTTGCAGACGAACCAGAATTTACATAAATTGAATGTTTTACTCCTAAAAATTTAGACCAAGCATCTTCAAATAAAGGTGTTATTTCTCCTTTAGTTAATCTGGGATTTGTTTTAAGCCATCTAATAAGCATGTCGATGTCATTCGAATCTATAGTATCTTCTACAAGTTTAATCATTTTAATTCCTCAATAAAAGAAGAAACTAATTTATCTTCTGGATAATTTTTATCTTTAACATCATAATAATAGTTGTTTGGTTTTACAAAAGTATCTGTTTCGGTTTCTTCAATATAATCATCTATATTCATTTCAAAAGCACTTAATATTTTAGTAAACAAGTTTCGAATGTTTACAGAATATCCTGGCGCTAAAATTGAATCTGTAAATGTGTTCATTGACCTGTCTGCAATATAACTGGTGTGTGTTATTTCTTTTTCAAAATCTAAACATCTGACCTGTATCTTCTTTTTATTTTTGATTATATCATATAAAGAATTAAAAAGAAAGCCTCCTTTTCTTTGTTTAGAATTAAAATTACAAGGATAATGAATCTTCACTTTGTCTATTCTTTTTAGATACTCTGTAATTTTTTCTTTTGAAGACAAATAATTTGTTTCTTTATATGAATATGGAGATGTTATATTATACACTCCTTTATTACCACTCCACAACATTGATGTGGAATAAAATATAAATTCTTCACAACAATTGTCTAGTTTGTCTATTGTTTCTTTTGTCAAATCGAAATTAACTTTCATAAAAGAATCAGAAGAATCTATAAATGTTCTTTGTTCGGCAAAGCAAATATAAATTCTGTTCCATTTATTTTGTCGTATAAATTCATATGGTATATTTCTGGCAGATACTTTTGTGCCTTCTAGAAAATAACCGAGTTGAGAATTTTCACCCAAAATAAGATTATTCATTTAAACTCTCCAACACCAAATCATATATTACATTATCTGCAATATTTTGCTTCATACACCTTTCAAAATTATCTTTAATGGCATCCAGTTTATTATTATAAAAATCTTCATTTAATATACTTATATCAAACTCGTCATCTAATAAAACTATACCATCTATATTAAAATATTCACCAATATCTGGACTTCCCCAATATATTGGTATAGTTCCTGTGGCAAAACAATCTAATATTTTTTCAGTAAAATAAGTAGAATATGACCCATTTTCAACAACAAAAGAAAACATATAATCATTTAATCCTTGTTCCTTTTTGTCAATTGGGTTTGAGTTTCTACCGTATAAATCAATCTTATCTAAATATTTTTCTGTGATGTAATTTCTAAGTTTGTGACCGTCGCTTAAATTTTTTCCTGAATTTATCATAGAAATTAATTTAGATTTTTTGTGTATTCCATCTTCTTTTATCCATTGTTTATTACTTGCATTTGGCGCATACTTTATATTTGGATGGTCTAAATTCAATATTTCTTTATCGTGTGTAAATATACAATCATATCCTTCTATAAAATCATTTACATTACAAAGAACATCAAAGTGTTGAGGGCCAGAAATATTATGAGATTCACACAACCAAAGAAATTTCTTTTTATTTCCTGTATATGTAAATCCTCCTCTGTGATTATAGTCCATCCAAACTATACACGGAGAATCGCTGTCTTTATCATGACACCACTCAAATTTAAGTGGATTGTTGTCGTGTTCCATGCCAGAAGAGGAAGCGAAGTTAAATGGGCTTCCACTAGATTCTAATATATTAATCTTCATGAGAAAACCTAATCCAACCACTTTCCTTTTTCATATAGTCGTGTATTGCATAGTAAGTAATATTACGAGACTTTAAAATTTCTTCACTTGGTTTTTCGCTACAAAAATGTATCCATCTTACATCAGTATTAATCTCACATTCGTCAGGGTGGTATGACATACAATAATAGGCATAAGTGTCATAATCAGAAACATTACTAGATTCAGAATAATCTAAAACATCTAGATAAGCGTCATACCATGCTTTTTGATGTTTTTCTTCTAAGAATGATAACATCTTATTGCATAGTTCTTTATTAAACATCATATGATGACAAGTGAATGAAATTGGTTGGTTTGTTTTACTATTAACCAAAGACTTACATCCTAACATTTTTTCATTTGTAATTAAATATGGAACATGACATTCTACTGATATCGGATGATAAAATTTCTTTCCGTGTAGGTGTGGTTTATATTCTTTGCAAAACATAATATCCCCACAAAATATCATATATGTGTCTGACAATTCTTTTATTTCTCTAGAAGCACTTATTTTACAAAGTTGTTGTAATATCCAACCGGCTCTATGAGACAGTTGTTGGTTTCCAGAATCCACATATCGTTTTTCTATGTCATGTATAGAAGGGATGTTGAGGTCTTTTTCATCGATTACTATCACATCTTTTCTCTTGTTAAGATTTTCTAATTCTTCTTTACAATTAGTAATAATATAAAAATTATTGATACCAACATATTTTTTAGAACTATTGATAAGGCCTTCAATATTATCTTTGTCTTTACAATCTAATGGAATAACTGCATCTATTTTCATATTACAATCCAATCTTTACAGTATAAATCTTTAGTGTCTTTTGGTTCTTTTTCGTTGGGAATAAACCATTGTTTTGGAGCGATGACTGTTTTCTTTTTCTTTTTATTCAACCACGATGCCCACCAACTAAAAGAACTGTTGGCAATAATATTATGGTCACACATAGACATTAAACACATATCTTGGTGTGGGTGGCCACCTTCTGCGAAAGCAATATTATCTCCTTGAAACAACTGTTTACATATCTCAATTTCATCACTAAATATTATAAATACTTGTTTATCGAATTTATCGGCCATATAGGTTATAGCATCTGTATAATATTTTGTTTTCATTAATGGAACAAATACATGCTCCAATGATTTATAATCACCTAGTCTGACATGAATGGATATTAGGTCTCTTCCATCTATTTGTTTTTTAATTTCCTTAATTTTTTCTTTGCATTGGGTTTGAACATCTTTTGAAAATTCGAATTCGGAACGAATTGTGTCTTCAATATGTTTAAAATATTTTTCTGATTGCAAATATCCATGCAATCCTGTGTCATCTTTTATATTAAATATTTCTTCACAAAAATGGAAGTGGGGCTCTTTCCATATTCGTTTTAAGGTGTGTACTTGTTTCCATTGTGGCATTTCTTTACATTTAGTTAATTTAAAAACATCATGCAAATTAACATTTGTGCATAATTTTTCTGAATCACACCACGGTGTATATCCCGTTTTATTTGCAACGCCTAACATAGTGGCATATTGAAACATGGCATTACCTAATCTACCATAATCACCTAATTTTGGAAAACATAACATAATTTAAATTCCTTTTGGTCCATCACCATATCCAGGACCTAACACACCTGCGCGGCGAGATAACATCCTGAGTGGTTGTCTTGTAAGATTTTCCCACTTGTTCGAACTTGTTCTTTCATCTGATTGATAGAAATGTGGAAGGTGGGGCGTTATAATATTAAAATGGGCTTGTAGTTGTGCAACACCTAAGTCAAATGGTTGGTGTCTGGTATATACAAAATCTTTTGCTACTTCTACTACTGCTTTTCTGTATTTATCTGTAAGATATAAAATTGCGTGGCAAGCGAACACACCTTTAATTTTTGCATAATCGTTTCCCAAATCTTGGGCGAAATATCTGCCATCACCATGAGAAATTCCTAAATAAACAGCATCGGTATCATCGGGAATATCAAGTATTGGGGTTTGCCAATCTGTGGTTTTCACATCATCTTCAAGAACCAAAACTGGAGCATCATTATTTTCTAATATGTCAATGTGTGCTTGGGCACATCCAACATAATGGTATATTGTTTTGTCGGTTGATGGGTCTGGCGGTGCAATGATTCTGCCAGGAGACCTTTTGTGGTCTTTGATTCCTAAAGAATCTAACAATTCTACCATACTTTTAGCATTTTCTTCGGCACTGTCCAGATTTATCCATCTGGACTTAACATCACGAATATCAATTTTCATTATATAAATCCTCTAATTATTGTTTCTTTCCTATATGATATTTAGGACAAAGTTCCCATTCTTTTTTCTCTTTATGGGATAAAATTTTTAATTGTTTAATGTGGAGAACAGGGTCTTCTGTTTTTTCTGGGTCAACGATTTCACACAATTCCCATTCATCCAATAGATTGGCGATTGTGTTTCTTCTTGCAATGTCTTCATCGCTCAAATTACTTGGTAAACCATCCAGTGAAAATAATTCTTTAAAATGAACAATATAATATTTACCTCTCTTATGCAAGATATGGCAAGATTGATATAATTTCTTTTCTTTTCTTGAGGAAATGCCTATTCGGGTTAATGTTTCTTTGATTTTCAAAAAATCATCATCCTCGAATAATTCAACTTCAATTAAATCGTCTATTGTTAAATTTAATATATCCATGCTCATTTATTCCTTTAATAATATATTCGGCATTGGGTATATTTATGCTTTTCCGCCCCTAGAGAGTTTCTTTTTTATTTCTTCTATTTGATTGTTGGACAATATGTCCAAAACCTCCTTTGCTTTTCTATTATTATATCCAAAATATTCTTTTACAATTTCTATATCATCAGGCAAAGTTTCTTTTATCCAAGGACTAAATCTTTTACTTTTTCGAATACTCCCTCTCAAAAAATCAAATTGTAGTTTTTTATCTATATGAGAATTGATATTTACTTCATTTGCTTGAATTATTGCATCTGGAAAAAAGGACAAACATCTGTTTATAACAAATGGTACATAATCCTTTTCTATAAAAATATCCTCTGAATCCATCAGAGGTTCTTTGTTAAAATTAATTGCTTTTAAATAATCTCCTAACTTCATGAGATTTCCGTATCCTTTTCAACAATTGCAACAATGGATTGTACTTTAACCAAAGCATATCCCATATAGACTTCAACACCCTGCCTTTTATCATAGATAATATAATCATCTTCTTTAAACTCTATGGGGAATACTTTTCCTTTTTCGTTTAATATTCCTGCACCTATAGACATAACCTGCCCTTTAATGTATGAGTGGTGGTCTGTGGGTTTGATATAAATTCCAGATGATGTTTGGTCTTTTTTCTTAGATACTTCAACTACAACATAATCACCGTATGGTTTGAATCCACTCATTTAAATTCACACTCCACCATAAGTTCTGTTAGACACGCAGTCATATTAATTTCTTGGTCTGCCACAAATGCAGATTTGTATTGATACTCTGCTAGAATTAAAATTGCTCTTGGAATACTTTGTGATTCTACAGTTTCATATAGTCCGTCATAAATCTTTCTGAAGATTCTAGTTTGGTCGTTGTCAAGATTTTCTACAACCCATTTCCTAACATCTGAAAAAGTCTTGGACTTCATTGCTGTTGTTAGTTCTTTAATTTTAATGCTGCCTATTTTCGACAGGATTCCAATATCTATTGTGCCTGCTACAGAATATCTTTGTAGTTCATTTATCACTCTACGAAAATCAGGAAAGTGTCGCATTACTAATTGTGCCAATACCTTTTCTTCGTATTCTATATTCTCTTCATCTAAAATATATTCTATTCTTTTCAAGAATCCGGCCGCTAATTTTGGTTTTTCTGTATTTGGTATTCTAAATTCTATATTTGTACATCGAGAATGGAGGGGTCCAATAATCCTATTCTTAAAGTTACAGGTAAGAATGAATCTACAGTTCTTGGCAAACTCTTCAATAAATCCCCGCAATGCAGGTTGCGTACTTTGTGCATTTGCATAATCAAATTCATCGAGTATAACCACCTTACTTCCACCTGAAATTGAAACACTACTTGCGAAGTTTCTAATCTTTGTTCGGAGGGTATCTATATTGCCATCTTCTGAACAGTTTATTAGAATCCAATCAATATCCATTTCATTGCACAGTGCTTTTGCTATTGTAGTCTTGCCACAACCCGCACCGCCAGAAAGAAGAAGATTTTGTACTTCTCCACTTTCAACTATTCCGTTGAAAGTGTCTTTAATGTCTTTAGACAGAATACACTCTTCGATTGTAGTAGGTCTATATTTTTCAACCCATAAAAAATCTTTTGTCATTGTTGTGGTCATGATGTGTATTTTGAATCACTTTCTAGTGCAACCCAATATGTTAAATTTCTACCTGTATGGGCGAATTGGCTTACTACTTTTTCAGTAATACTTACATTATAATCGCCAGGCAACATTTTAAGGTTCTCTGCTTTAAAGTAGAAAACAAAATCATGATTGTCATGAGGAAGAGTGCCAACCTCAATAGAGTAACTATTACTGCTTGAATCTTTCTTATCTAGTGCAACCAATTCTATCGTATTACCGTTCGAGCGAACAGCAATATCATTAACTTGTAAAACAGAGGCTGCCTTGAGAACATCGTTGAAGTGAGATTGAGTAAGAACACAATCGACTACAGATTCTGGCATATTAATCTTCTTGTTTACAGTTGTAAGAAGAGAAGGTTCGGAATAGTAATACCTAACAGAAGAATTGTTTTTCTGTGATGTAATGTTAACTGATTTTTCATTAAAGAAAAATTCTGGGTCTTCAAAAAGAGAAACTGTTCCAAGGAATTTATTCAAATCCCATATCCCAAATTCTTGGTCAAAGGTTTCTGATATCTCTGCTTCTGCCATAACATTTTTGACAGGGGATATAGTTGTTAATTTATTTCCTTCCTTTACCAAAATATTAGAATTGATAGAAGAAAAGTTTTTAAGTACTTCTAAAGTTTCGTTTGAAATTTTTGTGCCACTTGTTGTTTCGCTCGTTGGTGGAGTGTGTGGTTTCGGTGGGGTTGGATTTAATGCGCTAGTTGTCATTGCCATAATATAATCTCCTTTTTGTGCAATTATCGTTCTCGTTCATTATACTCATGAAAGTCGTCAATGTCAATATCTCCGTCTAACATATCTCTTAAATATTTTTTGTCTTTTTTTCTTCCAGAGTTTCGTTTTCTTTTTACACTTTTACGAAGGTCATATCTGTCTTCGTAATCCTTATTATTGTTATTTCGAGTTGTTTTTTTATTCTTTGCCATTTTATGTTACCGTTAATATAATTCCTCTACTACTTCAAGTAATTTAATAAGTTTATTTTTAACTAAGTAGGAAAATATCTTTCCTGTATTTCTTTCGTGTGTTTTATCATATTCGGCAACGATATTCTCTTTTATTCCTGATGGTATTTCATCAAAATTGATTACTGTTTCATTTCTTTTCCAGTTGTCGGTTTCTTTCCATTCGTCAAGATTTTCTATTATATCTCGCATCTTTTTCTTGGTCATTGGAGTTTGCCGTTTTTCTTCATTCATAAATGTATCATCGTCTGATAGAATATTTGGGATTCCATCGGATGAATCTCCACGAATAATATGATTTTTTAAATAATCTTCTGGGTCTTTACAAACTAGATAATCCTGTTTTGCCGGACTCCACTGTTTGACATTGGGATATTTTTGTAATTGTTGAAAATCTTTGTCGCTTGATATAATTAGTATAGGTTCAATCGGAAAAGAATTTTCAACTATTGCCGCTATGATATCATCTGCTTCTGTATGAGGGACAGAAATATTTTTCCACGGAAAATTCTCTTCGACCTCTTCACGAATTTTTATCATCGTGTTAAAAATCTTTTTCCAATCATGACCAGATTTTTCTTTTATACCTTTTCTATTTTCTTTGTATTCTTTGAAACAATCTTTTCTCCAACAAAAAGGTGAATCGTGACAAATTATAATATCACCATACTTTTCTTTAAATTTTTGGTTGTACATCCTGTAAGTGTTTATACAAAGATGGCGGAGGATATCTTCATCTTCTACATCGGCATGTTTCATTGCAATAAAAATATTTGCTATAATTAATTGGTTGTTATCTAATAGAATCATTGTTTTTTAAAACTTTCAAATTTGTCTTGTGTGTGTCCCACTTTTGTGGACTTATTCATTTTCTTTTTTATAGGCTTCTTTTTAACTATGGCATTTTTACACGCATTAAGTTTTACATCTGCGTGTTCTCGCATCCATCTTCTATCTTCTTTATTGGTGTTTCTTTGGTGCCAGAAGACCTTTTCAACTATCCATTCCCAAATACATTCGCCTTTCCATCGGATTTGAACTCTGGTGTCTCTGCCTCTTTCGAATCCTTTCCATTCTTCTTGGCAAGCAAGTTTATATATTTTAATAGAAAAGTTTTTTGATAGACTGTCCAAACCATGTTTCATATAGTCTTCATATGATAAATTGTTCATTGTGTTCATCTGTATATTATACTATAAATATTGGATTTGTCAAGGAATCCTTCTTATTTTTTTTATCCAGTGCCAAGCAGACCTTGTCATATCATCTATGTTGGTAATTTTTGGGGACCATTGGGTCTTTTGTTTAAAAGCAGAGGCATCGACACACAAATATTCTGGGTCGCCCGGCCTTCTTTGAACCTCTTTTATGTCTGGTGTTTTTCCTGTAACCTTTAAACAAGAATCAACAATTTCTCTCACAGAATATCCAACACCATTGCCGATATTGTAAGGTTTATTATCTAGTTTATCAAGCATTATCACATGAGCATCTGCCAAATCATCAATGTGGATGTAGTCCCTAATACATGTGCCGTCTTTTGTGTCGTAGTCTGTTCCATATATCGATATGTTTGGTTTAAGTCCGGCAATGGCTGACAAACACATAGGAATTAAATTTTCTTTCTTGTCAAATTCATAATCACCAATTTTTTCGTCTACATTATTTCCTGCCACATTAAAATATCTTAAACATGTATATTTAAAATTTGGATATGCAACAGAACACGATTCTAGAATTTGTTCCACCATCAATTTTGTAAGTCCATATGGGTGATTTGGTTTTATTACATCAGTTTCGGTTATTGGTTTTCTTTCTTTTTGTTCTCCATATATTCCTGCGGAACTTGAAAAAATAAAATTATTTATTCCATGAAATCTTAAGGATGCAAGAAAATTAGGAAGTTGTGATACATTATTTTCATAATACATTATTGGTCTTTTGACAGATTCACCAACAGAAATATGCCCCGCAAAATGTAAACAAACATCATATGATTTTTCGTTAATAAATTTTCCTACAGTTTTTATATCTCCAATATTCGATTTACAAAATTCTCCAGACCATCCGTTCCATCGAAGACGGTCTAAAGCATCTTGACATCCTGTTGAAAGATTATCAATAATATCTACATCATGTCCTTCTTCAATTAATCGAAGAACTACATGAGAACCAATATATCCTGCACCACCTGTTACTAAACAATTCATTGTTCTGGTTTCCAAAATATAATTACTGGTTCATATTTAAAATATTTGCCGTCTACCATACAATAATTTTTGCAGGTAGGTTTTCCATCTTCGCCCATTCTGTTTTGGCCTGGCATTCCTTCTAACGCCATTTTAATTGTGTATTTATATTCTAATCCGCAAGATGCAAGAATGTCTTTACTGTCTTGTTCTAATGGAAGGTAATTTCCACCCACCAACAAGTCTGCAATATTCCATGCCATATATCTGCCAGGTTTTAAATACTCTGCACAAGTTTCTAATGTTGGTGCAAGGAATCCGTGCCTCCACGAATCATAAGATGAACCATACTTTTTATAAGATTGGTTGGCATCTTCACTATATGCTTCTCTATTAAAGTATGGTGGTGAAGTGAAAATGAAATCTAGTTTGCCTTTATACTTTTTAAAGTCTGGATTTATGTGAATTACTTCTGAACCTTCTTTGAATATTTCGTAAGTATTCGTTTCGGAAAAGAATGGGTTTCCCCTATAAGTTTTGGTATTGTAGAAATCAGCGATAGAAGCATACTTACTGTAATTATCATCATCAAGAAAATTATCAGGATTGGGGTCAGTGCCAATGTAATGAATCCTGCGGTCATCCCGAACACCCATAGCACCGAGTATGCGACCACCCCAACCGGCCGATGGGTCATATATGTTAATAACTTCTTGTTCTTTGATATCATCGGTAAATCTTTCATATAAGTATTTAGCAGTCATTGGTGGGAAGTTTACTGCGGGTTGTATATATCCAATACGATACGCGGCAAATGCTTTGGGAAACATTTTCTTTCCTTTGGTGTATACACGAATGTTATATCGTTTATCATCAGACATATTCTCAATATCAAAAGTAGAATGGTGTCTATATTTCAACAATCCTTTATCTTTATATTCTTGTACTTGGTCTTTGGTTAGATTTAGAATTTCACTTTGTTCTACTTGGAAGTATCCACTGTTTAATCCTTCTCGTATTTTAACTTCCTCTAACATAAAATCATATCCCTTAAAGATATGCGGTGAGTTAAAGAATGCTTCCATCCATTTCTGTGCATCATCTGTATCGATGATGGCATACTTTTTATTATTTGTGAATGCACTTTTCGCATGTTCGTATAAACTATCACGGCGAAAGTGTCGCATCCCACCCTTTACCATTTTGTCTAAATGCCTATCATCTGCAAACAAATCATAAATGGAATAACCAGTATCTTTCTCTGTATAGTTAATACGAACTTTCATCATGTTACTAAACCACTGGTCTGCTTCGCCACCGATACGGCACTTGTTAATGATTACATCGTCTTCTACATCGGACAATTCATCCGAGAATGCAAACTTATGAACAGGGTATTCTGCAATTTTATTAAACTGCTCTATGATTCCTTCTTCAGTTTTGCCAGTTCTTGGTGGACATCCATGTTCGTCCCATGCTTCTTTAACAACTTTTCTAAACTTGATTACCCATTCAACAAATTCGTCTGGAGTCATTTCAAGTAGGTCTTCAAAATTGCAATTGATATCTGAATTAATTACATAGTCGTTTCGTTCATAAAATGTCATGCACTTACATTCCAAAATAATGCTCCTTCCGATGCATGTTCTTTCATATACTTCCACGCCTTTGCATCATAATTACTTACTGATGGGAATGGTGGCATATCTTTTGCCTTTACATCTTGACCGAATATCATTGGATGACGATATACAGTTGCTCTGCCAAAATCTCCTTTATGTCCAACAGAAACACAATGGAAATCTGCATCAGGCCATCCTGCTTGTAATCCCCTTGTTAATG